ATATTTCTCACTACCGACCCGGAATTAAAATCTATAGTTGAAAAACTTTCATCTGGTGAATAATGAAAACTATACCAACGCGGGTATATAAAGAGAATGCAGCCGCGTACCTCAGCAAGACAAAACGCCGCGCCCTCAATGAGGGTGGCACAACTTCCAGCAAAACTCACTCTATAATATCACTCTTAATCTATATCGCCCAATGTGCGATCAGACCGTTGATAATATCAGTGGTCAGTGAGAGTTTGCCACATTTGCGGAGAGGGTGTATTCGTGATTTCGTGCGTATACTTGGCGATGATTATGAAGACGAGAAATTTAATAAATCAGAACATATTTATAATTTTGGTAATGGTGCAATAATAGAGTTCTTTCCTGCTGATGATCCAACTAAAATGCGTGGTGGTCGCCGGGACATTCTCTATATAAACGAGTGTAATAATGTGCATTATGATTCATATCGTGAGTTAGATATTCGTACCTCACGTTTCACTTTTCTTGATTGGAACCCTACTTGCGAGTTTTGGGCACATACAGAAGGGTTAACTACTGACCCGCTGACCACTTTTATACACAGCACGTACCTCGATGTAAAGGCCGTGATAGGCTTCTTTGATCCTATCTCACGCGAGATTATCCAGAAGGTAATTGACAACATTGAGAGCAACCGGGACAAAGACCCGAACTGGTGGCGCGTCTACGGGTTGGGCCTTGTCGGTAAAATAGATGGCCTTATCCATCCTAATTTCACCACGATTAAAGATTGGCCAGAACATGGCAATGTGACCGGGTACGGATTGGACTTTGGATTTAATGATCCTTGTGTACTGGTTAGAAATAAAGTTATGAACGAGTTTTTAGTATCTGATGAGGTAATAGCTGAAACAGGATTAACCAATAGCGACCTTTCTACGCGAATGATTGCGGTGGGGCTGATAAGGGGGCGTGATGAGATCGTTGCGGACTGTGCAGAGCCAAAAAGTATTGAGGAGTTGCACCGTATGGGGTGGAATATTAAGCCTGCCATAAAAGGGCCGGACAGCGTTGTAGCTGGAATCCAGAAAGTGAACCAGTATAAACAGGTCTGGACAGAACGCAGTATCGGGGCTATAAAAGAGCAGCGGAATTATATGTGGGCGCGGGACAAGAACGGAAAAATACTTGATGTGCCTGCAAGCAATGGGTTTGATCACCGGATGGATGCGCGGCGGTACTGGCTTGCATCAAAGACGCTCGGCCCAGCTCCTGGTCAAGCTTTGAGATTAGCGATATGAACGAATTTAATAATTACGATGTTAAAAGAGTAGAAAAATGCGTATCAGAATTGCGATTGCATTTTGATACTGTACAAATATTTTGTACTCGTTCTGATGATACCGGTGATAGCACACAGAACATACATAGCGGTCGAGGTAATTGGTTTGCCCGATACGGACAAGTGAAAGCCTTTGTACATGACCATGAAATAGGTTATATTAATGCTATAAAGCAAAAAAGTCAAGAAGATACAGAAATTTAACAAGGATTGAATATGTCAAATGAAAGTGGATTGCCAACAGCATCGCAGTTAGTACCTGATAGCAGTATATACAATAACCCAACAACAGGCATACTACAGGATTATACAGGATACAAAGATTACCGCACGGTTAATCAGTATGACTTTCTGGAGCAAACGTTTGAGGGGTCGCGGCATTATCGAGATTGCGGTTATTTACAGTATACCGATAGGGAAATGTTTTATCAGACGCGCAGGAAAATAAGTTATTATGTTAATGTTTTTAAACCGATCATCAATGCTATGGTTGATCCTTGCTTTCAAGGCGAGATCAGGCGCGAAACTACAAACGAACTATTTGAGGCTTTCATTGACAACTGCGACAACGCCGGAACGTCGCTCAATACGTTTATGAAAAACGCTATTAAACATGCGCGGCTGTTCTCACTCAATTTCATCGTGATGGATAATCTCACGGCTGATGTTGTGGCACAAGCGCAGACTGCAGAGGAGATGAAAGCACAACGCGCATTGCCGTACATCTACGAGCGCAAGCCGCAACAAGTGAAAAATCATGTTTGCGACGCGCAGGGCAAGCTGGTATCAATCACGTTTTACGACAAGTACGAGGAAGTGAAAACCGGTGATAAAACAGAGTGCCGCCAGTATTTCAGGCAATGGGATAACCAGAACTGGAAGTTGTTTTACATTGTCAGAACTGATGGCAAAGAAATTACCATCGTAGAAGAAGAAGGAATACACGGTCTCGGTGTTATCCCGGTGGTAATTATCACGGCCTTTGCTTCCAGTGCGAAAATTAAAGAGTTTCCCGATCCGCAATTTTACAATTTAGCAGTACTGGTACATGGCCTGTTTAATAAAGAGTCGCAGGTTAATTTCATGGAGATTATGCAGACGTTTAGCATCCTCGTTACAAGCGGGTTAGGTGCAGGAGCGAAGTCGCTTGGCCCTGCTACTTTCCTCGATTGCGGCACTGATAGCAAATGGCCCCCACAGTACATTGCGCCTTCACAAGAGGGTATCAAAACGCTGGTAGATAACTGCGAACGGCTCAAGGGCGAGATAAAGGACGAGGCTAAACAGGCTGGTGTAGTGGGTGTGGTGGAATCGAAAAGCGGGATTGCAAAAGAATGGGATTTCCGAGCAGAGGAACAGGTACTCAAGGAAACAAGCGAGTGCGGGGAAGAAACAGAGGAAGACCTGGCGGTGTTGTTTGGTCTGTATATCGGCAGCGATATACCGTATGATGTAGAATATCCGCATTCATTTAGCCCTACTGCTGATAACGACGATATTACAACTGCATTATTGATACTCAAGGAGTTCCCGCCAGAATCTGTTAAAAAACTATTGTGGCTTGATATTGCAGAGCGCAGATGGAAAAATGATCCTGAGAAATTGCAGGAAATAAAGGATGCTCTTGAGGCTGATTTGATAGAAGCAACAGAGATAAAGAAAATGCAACTTAGTGAATCTATGACATTAACTAATCAAGGTGATGCAATAGGTGAATAAGATACAAAAAGCAGTATCTGATTTTGAGAAAAAAAACGGTGTATTGCTGAAAAAGGTTAGTGATGCACTGATTTCTACTATATCAGAAAATGATAGTGTATCTGTAATATCAGATAAAATCACTAAGATATACACAAAGTACAATGTTAAAAAAGAGACTAAAAATTTACTGCTTAATTACATTGTTGAATCTGTATCTATTGGAATTGGTACAGAAATAGCAGGAAAAAAGCGAGTAAATAGCTTTAAATATTGGTATGCAGAACACGCATACAATGCTGCTGGTGTACCGATTAAGACTACACTAAATTCTATTACTGATATACTGGCAGTAAAAAAAGAAATAACGCGATCACTTGCTGCCGGGAGTTCGTGGCGTAAGACTGCACAGGATTTATCAGATAAAAAAATAATAATATCTGATGTGGCAAAAGATGTACAAAGTATTATAGACAAAGCGAGGGGTATATATGGCCTCACGAATAGCTCGGAAGCTTACCAAGAGTACAAAAAAGAGATTAGCATTGTGCAGCATAGAATTAATCGCCTCACAGATCAAGATACCTCAAAACTTAAAAGGGCTTACCAAAACATACTGGATATTACAAATAAATCAAGCGCTGCACAAGTTGAAAATGCCATTAAATACGCATCATATTTCAAAGAACGATACAATACCGAAAGAATAGCACGTACTGAAATGGCAAGGGCTTATGGTGACGCTGCTTTTAGCGATGCGATTTACACTGACGATATTGTTGGAATACAATTTAATTTAAGTGATAGGCACGTTGAGTTTGATATATGCAATTTTCACTGCGAAGCTGATTTATACGGAATGGGTGCTGGGATATATCCAAAGGAACGCGCTCCAGAATATCCTTTTCATCCGAACTGCGTACTACCCGGAAATAGAATTTATTTCAGAGGCAATATAGTCGCTGCATCCAAGAGCTTTTACCGTGGCGATGTCGTTGAAATAACCACGGTATCCGGAAAGCGATCCACCGTTACTGGTAATCACCCTATATTGACGAATCGGGGTTGGATTGCTGCTCATAAACTTACAAAAACTGACAAGATATTGAGTAGTAAAATCAGTAATAGGCCATGTTTTACAATGAGTCCAGATGATAACGAGAGACAACCCTTGGTCGAGGATATATTTACTACGTTCAATGAATCTATCGGAGTGTCTTCCACTGGAATGGAAGCAACCCCCGAAGATTTCCACGGCGATGGGAAGTTCCTTAATGGTAAAATCAATATTGTATCTTCCAAGAGGAAATTGGGGTATACATTCAATTCCTTGCTTTTTGAGATTTTCTATAATAAGATTTTCAGAAGCAGAATTATGGACAATATTTTTGGAGTTATAAAGAGCAATCTTCGCCCTATGTTCTTCTGTTTGTTTTTTGCCTCTAACAGAATCATGAGCTTTTTCAGTAATGCGCTTATAATATTCAGGAGTAGCATGAAGAGAGTTAAACAAGGCAACCCCTTCTTTCATAGAACGCCGTTTAACATTAGCTTTTATCAAGAGTTTTTTGATAGTATTTCTACAAGCCCCAGTTCTGTTAGAAATGCTCTTTTCGGACTCTCCCCCGATATAGCTCTTGACTATATCGCCGACATTAAGACCTTCGCTTATTCTGGACATGTTTATGACCTCCAAATAGGTGATGATACAATATACATAAGCAATGGGGTAGTTGTCAAGAATTGCCTTTGCAATATATCAACAATATACAACGGTGAAGTTCCAGATAAATCGGGTAGTGATTATGATCCTAAGCAGGGTAAAAAATATCTGGAAAAATTATCGGATCAAGATCGTAAGGATTTAATGGGAATAAAGGGAGCTGATGCGTTTGATGAGAATCCAAAATCATGGCAAAAGAACCTTAAAAATTGGAATGGTCAGGAAAAGAAAACTGCAACGATACCAAAAGAGGTGCTGTATGGGGAAAAGTAAAAAGTTCGTGCCTGACACTCCAAAGGTTAAGCTGCCTAAAAAGCGGGTTAAGCCGGCGCGGTACATGAGCGATAGCGAGCATGTTTATCGTGTTGAACAATCGGTAACAATGCCCGAAGATGAGATAAATTACCTTGATTATATATAAATTACAGATTTATCTTGATTTATTTTACGCAATAGCTTATTATTATTAATAGGCAGTACCAACGGCTACCAAAAACATTTACATGGAGGCGTTTTATGGCAGTAAAACTTTTAGGCAATGCAATCCAGCCTACTGATAACGCAGTAGGATACAATCTGACAATCGGTACGTTTACAAGCGCGGCAGTTAATACTGATCCGCTAAATAAGCTCAATTCTAGTAAAACAAAAAGTGTGGATATATGCGCTGATGATGGTGGTGCAAACTTTGGCACTACTGATTTGCGTACCGTACGGGCGCGACTGTTGCTTACTACTGCACAGAGTGGTGCATCGTCTTATGGCGCTATTATGGGGCAGGTAAAAAATACAGCGGCTTGTACATCAACCGGAAATAAATTTGGAGTTAAGGGATACTATGAGGCTACCAGTACGGCAACGGTATCTAACCTGTCGTGCGGTGTACTTGGTATGATTGATGTGCCTACGAGCGGCGTAATTGCGGCGAGCGCGGTTGTATCCGCGTTTAATGCGGCCTCGGTATCGCTTGCCGGTACTCATACGGGCAATGCTGTTGGTTTGCAGGTGAGTACCCCTGTAGCAGGTGCGTGGGATGCGGCGTTGTCGGTAACTGTTGCTGGTGGTTCGGCATCAAGTGGATCAACCGCTGCCGATGGTACAATCATCGGCAAGGTTAAAGTTTTAATTGACGGTGTTGTAGGGTACATTAACTGTTATCCTACCCCTCACTAATATGATAACCATCGAATTACTTGATACGCGATTTGTTGAATTGACCGATGAGTTAAAGCGGGTGGAAGGTGCGATTCGTGAGAATAGGCAGATGCGGGATTGGTTGGCATCTCAACCTGTTAAGGAAGAAAAGAAGAAAAAATAATTCTTTGAAATAATCGGGCAGTAATTATCCTTTAGCGGGGAGAGTTATTGCAGTTTTGACTTAGGGCAATGTAAGGTGCTTACACATCGGACATTGCCCTTTTTTATTGCCCTTTTATATACTCCCTTGAGGAGAAATGTAGTATGTCCATGAGACACAAAACACGGCCTTGAGCCGAAAGGATGGGAAGTATGGATGTATCAGAAGTTATTAGCTCTTTGACAGACGATCAAAAGGGAATTGTACTCGCGGCAATCGAGGCTGAGAAGTCACGCGGCATTGAAGCGGCTAACAAAAAAGGCGCAGAAAATGCCAAGTTGCGCAGGGAAACAGAAGCATATCGCAATGCTATTCGTAACACATTTGAAATAGACGTTACGAGTGCCGACGAATTACCTGATGTGCTATCACGATTCAAAACAAAAACAGTAGCCAGCGGAGAATACGTACCTATAAAAGATTTTGAGTTGCTAAAGAAACAGATTTCAGAGCGGGATGCTAAAATAGAAGCGGCTAACCGTGATCTGCGCAACTCAAAAACAGCAGAAAAGCTGAACAAGGTTATATGCGATCATTTTCACGCTGCTGATTATCTTATTAAAGACCTCATTGCACAAGACAGGGTTAGGTTGACAGAATCTGGCGATGTGGTTTTTGTTGATGGTGATGAGGAAATAGAAGCAGCAAAAGGAATTGAAAAGCTGAAAAAATCACGACCTGACCTTGTAAAAAACACATCAAAACCCGGAAGCGGAGGCGCTGGTGGGTCTAAAGATAAAAAAAATGAAAAATCAATATCATTAGATGAATTTAACAACCTTTCTGGTTTAGAGCGTAACAGGCTCATGGCAGAAGGGTACAAACTAACATAACAAGGAGTGCATTATGTCAGCAGGCGATTTTACCATGACAAGCATTGCCCCGGTACTTTACTCGGCAGCGCAGACAGTTTCACAGGAGCCTATAGGTTTCCTCAATTCAATTTCTACCACGTTTGACGACAAAGGTGTTGCCAAAGGCGATACCGTTTACGTTCCGTATACCGCGAAGAATACGGTTGCTGAATACACGCCTGCCGCTTATGCCGATCTCGGTACTGCGGCGACTGCGTCGAGCATTGGTATTTCGATCAGCAAATCGTACATGGATTCGTGGTCGGTTTCTGGCGAACAGGAACGGTCACTCCTTAACGGTGACAACGGTGCGGAATGGTTGCGTCTCAAGACCGAAAACGCAATGCGTACAGTTCGCAATGCGATGGAAGTACTCGCGTTTACCGCCGTGAAAAACGGTTCATCCAGAGCGACCGGCACGGCAGGCACGACACCTTTCGCAAGCGATCTTACGGCACTTACTGCCGCTAAGAAAATCCTGGTGGACAATGGCGCATCGCTTTCTGATCTGCAGTGTGTCATGAATAGTGACGCTGCTATGAACCTGTCGAATCTTGGAATTTACAACCAGGCTATGATTGCTGGTTCAGATACGGAACGTCGGACAGGCAAGTACCTCCCGCAGCATGGTTTCAACATCAGCGTATCCGGTGGGATTTCTTCACATACCGCCGGAGCAGGTACTGGCTACGATCTCACATCTGCTTCGCATCCTGTTGGAACGACGACGCTCATTACTGAGGGCGGAACAGTTAATACTACCGGTTTTGTAGCTGGTGATGTTATTACTAAAGCCGGTGGAACCACTGACGCGAATAAATACGTTGTTAATACAGGTCTTGTTGCAACAAGTGGAAATCTTGTAATCAATAGGCCGGGTCTTGTGGTAGTTGGTGCTGATGCTGATGAATTGACAATCGGTGGATCGTACACAGGCGCATTCTGCTTTGAGCGTTCTGCTGTTGTTGGTGTTGTGCGGCCCCCGCTGATCCCAGCGAGCGCCATTCTTCAGACTCAGCTTGTTACGGATCAGTTCGGTCTTACGTATCTGTTTGTCCGTTGCATAGGCGATGGCATCATCACCTATCGTATTCATCTCTGTGGAGGTTTCAAGGCTGTGCAGAATGAACACATTGCAACTATTCTCGGATAAGGATAAAAACATGATAACTGTACGATGGATTGACGGTAACAGGACAAAACAGATAGAAGATTCCAGACTTGCTGAATATCTATCGTATGGTTGGATTGTGTGCGATGATAATGCTAAACAGGAACCGGTAGAAATGCCGGTTCCTGTTGTTTTAACTGAGCAAGAGCCGTATGTTGATAATACAGAATACGGTAAAATAGTTGCTGTTAATCCTGAACCTGAAAAAGAAATCGGTTCAAATGTTGATAGGCTTGAGGCAGCAATGAAAAAACACAAGCGCGGTCGTGGAAGGCCTAAAAAATAATGGAATTAAAAGTTACCATTGACTTGGATAGTTTTCTCAAAGCGTTTAATGCTATACCTGATATTGCAAAAAAAGAAATGACTCAGGAAATAGCTGGAGTTAGCAAGTCAATACAGAATCAAGCACGTACCGTTCATAGATTTAAAACGAAGTCCGGTAATCTTGCAAAATCAATTTGGTATACGATTAGGAATAAAGGATTATCCGCAGAAATATTTTTGAATGAAAGTACTGCACAATACGGAAAATATGTGCATGATGGAACAAGAGCGCATACTATAAGACCACAAAGTGGAAATAAAGTGTTCGCCAAAAAAGTCAATCATCCAGGTATTAAACCTGATCAATTTTTATACGAAGCTGCACAAGTAAAAGAGCCTGATTTTATCATTAAAATGAATACTGCTGTTGATCGTGTCATTAAATTAGCGGGGTTCTAAATGGCATATACTGCAAAATACATAGCGTTTACAGATATAACAGATAGTGTTGTCCGTGATTTTGTTCAATCTGGAGCGGAAGATGGACGGCATGATATTTGGATGGAGAACACTGACCTTGAACTTGAGGCGCTTGCGCTTGAGCGTGGCGTTGTTTCTACGAGTATATATGAAACTCCATTAAGTTACAGGATAAAAGAATATGCGATTGCATATTTTTGTTTCCTTGTATGTCAAGATTGTACTGCTGAAAATAATGTTGAGGTGCCTGAAAATGAAAGCTATTTCAAAAAATTGATATGGTATAAAGAGCGTTGCGAATTGCTTAAAAGTCAGATCACAAAAGAAATGTTTATGAATACAGCGCAATCACTCTCTCCTTATCAAATGGTGCAAACAGGAATTTTATACAGATCATGACAGCAAGAGCAACAACTATATCTGGAGAGATTGCAACTATTATCAGTGGTATGACCACTGTTGGCGGGTATAACTATACATGGGGAACAATCAACCAGGCTGATCGTGCGCGTGTGAGTGCGTATCCGTGCGCGTTGATAAGGTATAATACAGAAACAGCGGTTGAGGGGATTAACGGGCTGTATGGATTTCAAGAGGCTGAAGTAATAATAAGTGTTGATTATCGTATCACTCCAACCCTGACAGTACAACCAGAGATCACAGCTGACAGTGCGCTTGATATGGCATTGGCTGATTTAATAAAAGTATTCGGCGCTAACAATACTGGATATTTGCCATTGAGTAAAGAGGCTGTATTGTCGTTTAAGAGCAGCGAGAAAATACCAGATAAGCGTGGCAATACGTATCATCCGACAAGTTTAGTGACTAAATGGAATTTGTTTTATCATAATAGTTGAGAAAACAAAATATGTCATTTCCTATACTCTGGTGGAAAGCCGAAGATAACCCGAACGAATCCCAAGCCGGGGTTAACGCTGTTTGGAACACTACCCCCGCGTACGCAACGGGTAAAGTAGGTAAGGCATTTTCTTTTTCTTTCGGGTTAGGTGATAACTACGGATTATCAACTGTAAATAATGCGCTTTTCAATTTTGCGGCTACGGATTCGTTCTCAATACGTTTATGGTTAAAGCTTGCCGATACGATTATCGTCAATATAGCGATGTTCGTAGTAAAAGGATTGCACGCACAGAATAAAAATTTTGGTGTAGGAATAAATACATCAAATAATCTTTTCTTTTATTATAATAATTCACCAGCGGTGAATACCGGGTATACTATAACCGATACAAATTGGCATGACCTTTTATTTACGTATGCAAATGGCAAATGGAATATTTACGCCGATAGTGTGAATGTAACGAGTGCGACTATCTTAGCGGGAACGTATTTAATATCAAACACGGCTCTATCGTTAATTTTTGCACAAGCATATTATAGCGACTTTCAGGGGTTGCTTGATGAAATAAGAATTTATGATAGTGTTATTACACCTAATAACCAGGATGGTCCTATGGTACCTACTTTTCAAAAGCTTAATTTGCTTACTGCCAAAGTGCAATCTGCACTTGGATCTAAAGCAACGCCAGCGGCAGCAGATTTCATAACTGTTGACGATAACTTTTCACTTGACTATAAAAAAGAGTTCGCAGAGCAAGCGCTCGCGCAAGGGATATTTGGAAATCCTCAGGCTGTTGCCGGGATGAGTTTGGTTGATGTAAAGGTAACGCTCCCTATTATTCCAACCGGATCGGCCACTGTCCCCAATGTCGGCGGGTTCCTTAATTGTTGCGGTATGGTGTATGCACTTGCGACAAAAAAGCATTCATGGGCACCTACAAGCGTTATTGCGACTAACTGGAAAGATATGACTCTATGGGGTTATACTGGCGATAAAACTGCCGGTGATACTATTATCACCAAGGCTCATAGTGTTATGTTCGACTATGAAATTAGCGGTGAGGTTGGGAAACCTTGCACTATAACATTTACTGGCAAAGGTGTTCCAGATGGCGCACCTGCTGCCGGAACTTATTTGACAGATACTATTGCAGCAATTAGTACTGTTCCGCCTGCTGTTCTCAAAAATGCGACTCAGACTATCAACGGTCTTGCTTTGCACATTCTAAAATTTTCTGTTAAAGGTGGTAATGATGTGCAGATGATCAAGAATATGGGAGATGAGAGCGGTAATTTGCAGAGTATGATTGTTAATAAAAAGGCATCGTGGTCAGTAACCGCATACATGGAAGATGCAAGCTCTATTAATCCAACAACCGGAATGGCTGCTGGCACGCTTGCGACTACTACTATCAAGTTCGGTAGTGCTGCTGATAGTTATATCAGTATTACAAGCGGATCGAATAAAAGCGAGATACGCGAATGCAAGCAAAGCGTTGATAATGGTCTAATGGTATGGGAAATCACAGGATCATTCGTTGATAACGATTTTACAGTTGCTATCAATGACGCATAACCTTAACAGCAAGAAAGGGGAATACGCATGATACCCGTATCCTCAAAGGAAAGTATTGAATACGTTGACAGTGATAAAGTTGTATGGAAATTTAAGCCAAAGACAGGGTCACTGGAAAAGGAAATGTTTGGAATTTACGATGAAAACATTGATTACAAAGCACGTTTGACTGTTGTTGATGCTTTCATTGATAAAATCCTAATAACTCCTAAAGCCGATTATAACAGTGATGAACAGGCTGAAATAATTAAGTATTGGAACCTGGCGAACAGACTAACCACAGAGGAAAAAAAAAGTTAATTGTCGCAGTTTTGATGCAATATAAACCGTTTTCATTGGCATATAATTGCGGAAATTGTGATAAAAAACAGAAAAAAGATCGTGGATGCAATATGAATGTAAAAAACAACCTACAAATTGACTGTACTTGTGGTGGGGTTGATGGATGTGAAATATGTTGCAGGCCATTGTCGAAAGGCAAGCGTAAGAAAATAAGCTGGGGTTGGTTTAATATTAATCGGTGTCCTGTTAGTTTTTGTAATGATATAAATATAAACAGATTTATTCCTTACTTCTGGCATTTTAAGGCGACAAACAATATGTGCTATCCAGATGGACAAGGAAGATACGAACAGCCTTCAAAACTATTGGAGGCTTTTTCTATTTGTGGATTCATGGTTAACAAGCGTGAACAAATAAAAATTGATAACGCAAACAAAATGGCTAAGAAATAGGTTGATATTATGGCTGAACATGACATTAATGTAAAATTAAATGTTGTAGATAATATGTCACAGCCTATTGCTGATGCTTCAAAGAAGGTCGATTCCTCACTGAAGCAGACAAAAGATTCATTTAAGGGTTTGGGTGATGAGATAAAGGGCAATTTTGTTAATGCTATTAAAGG